AAATCGCCCAGTAGCTATGACGATAGCTGGAAATGGGTCCGAGATAATTATCGGGAAGGGGTTAAAGGCCCTATGGGAAATGCGGAAAGTGGTTAGTGGAGACCACATATGCTATTCCCTCACCTAGCACCAAGTTAGTTTCACACCGAAAGTAGTAGGGTGGAGCGCAGTCAAGTGACGCTTGGAACTATGCGAAGTGGGATTAAAGGCGGGATGAGTGGATTCGTTATGAAGCCTCCCGTATCACATGCACACCAGATAGGTGAAAAGCCTAACCGAGTTTCCCCGTATGCCAACTCACATCCGTGACGGAAGATGGTAAGCATACGACAAAGGGAGCGCTATCCGCGAAATCCAAGATCGGCACCTTAATGCATGTGTCGTGTGGTGGTTATCCCAGCGGAGGCGTGGCGTCTTTAAAGCCGAAACCCTATTTAGGGATGGTCTAGTTCATTGTCCCTTAGAGCACCCGTCAACTCGACGGGGATGATGATCAGCCCTTATTGTATTACTAACAAGTTAAACAAGAAATTAAAGAAGATGGGTAAAAGAATCAAGAGGAACGTGCAAAAGGAAGTAGTTGAACGTGCGAAAGAAGCTCACGTTGGCAAGAAATTGGGTCGCGAGGTCCGGTCTATTGTCAAGGAGTCTATCAAAGCTGGCCTGGCATCTGGTTCAGGCGCTTACGGTAGGGGGGCTTATGGACGCGGTTCCTATGGACTTGATGGCTCGCAAGTAGCTGTCAATTCACTCTTTAACGAATACGCCCATCGGAGACACGAGACAAACACCCTAGGTGATGAGACTGGTAGAGTCAATGTTTCAAGAAGAGAGTATGTTATGCGTGTAGTTGCACCGGCCTCGACCTCATTTGAGAACACGTCGTTTGCAATTAACCCTGGATTGTCTGGGGTCTTCGCATGGTTGTCGCAAATAGCGGCAAACTATGACGAATACACACTAAATCATCTGATCTTCCATTACAAACCAGTAATATCGCAGGCGTCGCAAACGGGAACTATGGGAAGTATCCTCCTGAGTTGTAACTATAACGCAGGAGCTCCTAAATTCGCGACTTTCAGAGAAATGGCAGAATATGTCGGTACTCTGGAAACTCGCATTTGCGACGAGGCGTTGTTTGGGGTTGAGTGTGATTATACCAAGCACTCTTCAGCCCCCGTTGAGTATATTAGAACCGGTTCCGTACCAGTAGGTCAGGATATTAAGACCTATGATCTGGGGACGTTTCAACTCGCAACTAGCGATGTTGATGCCGTGTCTTTTCCAGCGGGGACACTCCTTGGTCACCTTTATGTCGAGTACGATGTCACTTTGGGTAAACCGAAGTTGTACTCTGCGCTCGGCAAGAATGTCCGCATGGACATGTTTAGGGCTGTAACGGGAGTCACCACTGCCTTGCCTTTTGGTGACTTCGTTCTCAACCCCTCTAATTCGCTAGGTTGCGTTCTCACAGGACAGTTTTGCAGCTTTCCCGACAACTTTTACGGCACTGTATTGGTGACGTATTACGTCGATGTAGCTGCTACTGGATCAGTGAGTGGCGTGACTATTGCGACTTCAGGGAATGTCTCCAAAGTTGCCGTACTTGGACCTACGGGAGGTGAAGGCCATGAATACTCTTTGTGGAACGGTCTTCAGTACATCCAAAAGGTGCTACTCGATGTGTCCCCCGCTACGTCTGGACTGAACAATCACTTCCAGATTGCAAATACACTTGCAGCGGGAACCAGCCCAACTGGCATGAGTTTGATGGTAAGTCAGGTAAATCCTGACTTCATATCTTGGTAGGCACATGTGCGAGCGACGACAGATAAGTCATTAAAATCAGACTAGGTAAGGTCTATAACAACAAGCACGCCCTAGCTGTGGGGAACTGTGGTATGCCTATATGGCACCCCAAGCCTTGTCGAACAGGCAGGAGATTTGTCCAATGGTCTCCAATTGGGTTTTTAATTTTGTTTATGTTTCTACATTTATGTAGTGTTTAGTTTTGGATTTTGTTTTTCGTAACTGGAATAAATATAAATCGAAAGTCAGAACATTCGGGATTTTACTGTGTCTCACGAGTCAACGACGGATCCTCCTGTGACAAGTAACATGCAAAACGGAGTGGGGGCATTTTTACCGCCAACTTCATCCAGCTATGTTTCGAAAGATTCCGGGCCTAACGAGTTGTATCCTCCCTTCGGGTCGAGGTGTCGTTGAGGTAGTGCTGGTGCGGCTCATACCCGCGTGAAGTCAATGCGCCCCTGGGGGCCCCAAGGTTTGTAAAGGAGGCTAGGAACCTCTCGCGCCCCGAGTGTAGAACTTAGCGACAAACCACCCCTGTATTGGATAATGGCGACTCATTCTTATTCTCAACTCCCAACAAATGAAGATAGTGATTCGGATAGTGATAATTCTGACATGGATGTGAGTTCGACTAATCTCATCCATGTCGCCACAGAAGATAACACGATTGGAGAACCTCAAAGTGAAAACGATGAGGTCACCCCCACTGTCGTGCAGGCCGCGCCAGCGGCCACAATAATTGAGGAAACACCTAATGACCGCGTTGGGACAGGTCAAAGGGAATCAACCACGCGACCTCCGTCGCGAAACAGGCCTAATGGTGAAAGGCCTACGTGCTGTAGTCTGTGCGAAGAAGCTTATGACATCAACCGTGTAAAGCGATTTAATATGAATTGCTCTAGACATGGTTGCAATAGTGCCATATGCACCACATGTGCATCGAACATCTCCTTAAATGGTTGGATAAGGGAGGTGAACCCGGTGCCTTTTGGAACCTTCGCTTGCCCCTTCTGCGTGCGTATAAGCAACATATCGCCTTCATACATTGTCAACTTCCTGAGTGACATGTCACTGCTGGAATTTCATAGATGGCTTAGGACCGAGAACTTCAGAACATTAACCAGACGTGCGAAAGGGCGTCTAGCTGAAATCTGGAGACAGCGCCGTCAGATAGATCCAGAGCGATATCCGGAGCAGAATCACCGTAACGTAGTACAGAACAGGAACGCTCCGAGGACCGAACCTACACGACCGACCGACAATCAGTCAGGTGGAAGTGAGGAGGGGAGAAACGAACCCACACAACCGACCGACAATCAGTCAGGTGGAAGTGAAGAAGGGGGTGAACGGAGTGAAGGAAACGTTAACACGCCTGTTGAGGGTACCGCTGCGGGTCTCAATCAAATAGCAGCTCGATTAGAGGCTGTGCACCAGCGACAAATAGTCACGCATGCACAGCTCCAAGAGAGAGAACGATTGATAAATCGTGCTGAGAGAGAGATAAGTACGCGGGCACCGCCGCCCGAGCCACGAAGGGCCTCAATAGGAGCCACCAACGGCGGAGAGTTGCCTAGACCAGATGGAACCAACGGAGTCGGACCCGAAGGTGAAATTGATTATAAGGCAACCTCTTGTGGAACAATATACACACGCTACAACTGGTACTCTGTTGTGGCTGGAGACAAGTCACAGTATGTTGCTTTAGCCATATTTATGTGGTTATATTTAGTCAACATATCCGGTGAGTCGTACCTCAGTGCGATCCAGTTCTTTTATGAAGGCGCTGCTGACGCAGTGCGCAACGAGACTGGCCATTACGGGAATAGACTGCATAATATCATATGCATGTTTATTTTTTGGATGCATTGTGTGTTGGCTTCCTGGATGTACAACTCATACACTGCCACGCGGAGATCATTCGTGGGCGAGTTGAGTTATGGCACCTGCGATCTTTATGGTAAACCGACCGAGATTAACTTCTTAGGCATTAACATCAAGATGTTTGAGAACCCAAATCCCGGAAAGTACAGTGGTTGCAGGACTGTAGACGGCCTCTACCTAAATGCTATTAGGAACGTGTACTCGTCCATAAGAGCTGGATCGGTGGCACACAACAACCTAGCTAGATTCGCTAATGCCGACTTGTCTAGATTAGTCGGCGAGGGAGCGAACGCTATCAACCTAGCCAATTCCGCATTATACCTTGAACAATGGATCGAGGTTGGTAATTGCATCTTCCGTACAGGAGATGACAAGATACCAAACATGCGCTACTGACTAGAAATGCCATACGGAGTGTTTAGCACTACGATGGCGAAATTGAGAGTCTCACGCAACCTTGTACACCTAACTAAGGAGTATGTAGATAGCGGTAGATTCAAAGTGGTCAAAGGGCATGAGTATGTGGAGAGGGGAGACGTTGTATTCCCTGATGATCCATACTTCGAGAAATACTTCCATGACGGAATATTTCCTGGAGAATATTGGACACATCTAGGGTTGAGGTTTCAGAGTAACACTCAGGTGTACTCCTGTGATAATGACGGAATACGCGGTGCGGTAAGAAGATTAACGTGCATTAGGGTTCCCGAGCAACCAGGCAGACATTATGAGTTGAAAAGAAATCAACAACGTTTCATAGAGAACAACGTGGGGGTCAGAGAGTGGAAACAGTGGTTCCAAAGTGGCATGAAGCGCCGAGTATGTGATATAAACCATGATTCAGAAGAGTTTAGACAATTGTGGACTGACGCCGTACATCAAAAGCGAGAGCTAAGGCGTGCGGCAAGAAGGGGGATCATATACGATGGGCGTACAGGCGGTGTACGGGTGAGACGAGTAGACTACAAGTGCAAATCGAAGGAAATCCTTAAAGATGGGAAGTACCTTCGAGCTATCGGCGATTTGACCGCTCCGGGGAGCACCGTAGGGTGCTACCTCATGGACGAGGTCAAGAAAGTATTCAGTGAAGAATTTGATTATAGGGGTGGTACATGTAAATATATCAAACCATCCAGGGAAACCTTACTCAAGAACTTTGATGATTTAATAAATCTGAAAAGAAAAGTATATTTCAACTTCTTCTCTGACGATTCAAATTGCGCCATTAAATGCAGAGATGGTGTACTTCGTTGTAACTGCGATATTAGCGCCTGTGATGGGTCCAACTTCGAACCGGTGTTCAAACTCCTAAAGGATGCCATAAACGTGGATGAGAGGTACAGAAAGGACATTGAAAACTTGTTCGCACAACTTAAGTGCCAAGCTGAGATCTCCGGAACGCAAAACAAGCGAAAGGAGTGTAGGGAACGAGTTAAGGTGGTTTTAAAACCGAAAGGAAGTGTATTATATTCTGGATCGGGTACCACTACAATTGTCAATAACTGTGCGAACACACTAATATTCATTGCATTCATGAATGTGTACAACGAAAACGACACTATGACAGAGGCTGCCAAGAAAATAGAGATCGCGGCAGCCACTGCAGGTTATATTCTGAAATGCGAGTTGTGTGAGAATGTTCAAGAATTGCAATTCTTGAAATATTCGCCGACTTCAGATGGAGGGATGTTTCTGAACCTTGGGGTCATCTTAAGGTCGTTTGGCCTCTGCAAGGGGGACGTACCATACGTGAGGGCAAGGAGTAAATTGTCTCTTGCTCAAAGGTGCAAAGGATACATTAGTGATGTAGTAGCCTCTCATGTGCACAACGGTAATTCATCAATCATGAGGGCCATAAGGGAGACTTATCCGAATGGCTCAAGTGAGAATATTCCTAAAAACGAGGGGGTTTGGAACATTGGGAGTAAGTCTGAAGATCTCTGTACAGATAGAGATTTGATGTTGAGATACAAGCTCACGCAGACTGAAATCGATGATCTGTGCCACGTGTTGAGAACATGTGTTGGCCCACACATTGCCAGACTAAAATCCGTAGACAAAATATTGTCGTCCGATTACGGTTATTAGTCTGGTGCGTATAGTCAGCCCAACTATGCTAGCGCTTGGTAAACGCTACTGGCTGTAGCCCTGTGGAGAGAAGACCTTTAAAT